CTCATTCTTTGTCTGCTTAAATTCTTCATTGTCTTTTTCGCTAATACCTGCCGCTTTGATTAGTTTATCTTTACTACCTTCAATCATAGCGTCAATATCTTTTGCAGAAAAATCAAGCTCATATGCTTTTGTAACAATATCAAGATATTCCGCATTTTGTTTAGCTTTTACTTCTGCTTCTTTAAATGCTTCAATCTCTTTTGTCTTGTCATTAATATCTTTCTGCTTTGCATTAAACTCTTTCTTTAGAATACCTGCTTTTTCCTTGTTCTCGTCTGTATCAAGTCCAAGTGCTTTTGTAAGTTCTTCTAGTGTCATTTGTATTTCTTCCTCCAAATATTTCTGACTATCTCAACCATTAGCTACATTATACCATAATGTATTTGTGTTGTCAACTTATAATGTCAATACATACACCATTATCAAATCCAACACATATATTATACCATGATAATTATAAAATGTCAAATTTAACATACTAGTTTACCTCGATGTTGGTTGGACTAACTTTAATTCTTGACCTTGATTTACTGGGTCACCTTTTGTATCTTGTTCACTAAGCTCTTTTAATACTGAATCTATTACAGAATTATCTACATCAGTAAGTATAGCTCTTACTACTTGTTTCTTAACTTCTTCATTAAATCCTTCACAAATATTAAGTGCTAGTGCTTGCGTAGCGTTTGTAAGAACTTCTGTTGGGTCTACTACACCAAATTCATGGTTATACATAATAGATAAACTATCCATTGATTCACCCATGTATTTTCCAAACATTCTTGCAATTTGATATTCTGCCGTCTGACAACCCTGTGATAAATCTAATATTGACTGATATAACTGTTGATTATCATATGCCTTAGCAATACCACTAACATTTGATACCTGCTCTTGTGTTATAAAGCTCATAGCTGACATTCTAAAGATTTCTCTTTTTATCATATCTATCTCGCTAAGTAACATATCTGTAGAATCTGTTGGTGGTGTTATATACTCTGGTTTCTGTGAACCTGTTCTATACATAAGCATATCTGCCGTTCCTAGAGTTAATCCGTCTATCGTATTTTCATAATCATCATCTTCTGCTAATGGATATGATAATATGGAAAATGCTTGATTACGGTTTCTCTCTCTAAGTTCACTACAAACATTATATAGTGCTAATTCTGCTTGGCTTATTGCATATAAATCTGAATTTGGTATTAAATCATCACTATTATTCAATGTTCCATATAATGGAATAATTGGGATTGCTCCTAGTGGATTTGCTATCCTAACTTCATCGTCATCGCCAACTTTTTTAATACAATAATCTTTTGTCCATTTGTACGTTTCCACGACAGTTTGTACGTTTCCTTCATCATCTACCGTGTGGCTCGTAATATGATAGCTAAAATAGATGATTCTGCCAAACTTATCTGTTGCCCAATTATTGACTTGCGCTGGGCTTATTAAATACAAATATGGAAAAATTCGATTCTTAATTACATCATCTTTTGTAATTATATCTGATTCATCTATATTTTCCATATCTATACAAATAAATTCACAACCATGAAGTTTTGCCCTTATTGCGGCTTTCTTCATAAAACGAGACATCTTAGTACCATTACCATCAACATCATTGATAAACATTCTGAATGTATCTGATAATCCGTCTCTTGTTGGCTCATGACTAAATATTGGATTTACGTGTGCATCTACAATAGGCTTAACATAATTAATATAATACGCCATATTCTTACGACGATTATATTTATCCTGTCTTTCCCTTGGATGTGGTATCAAATAGCTACCATTAGCAAATCCACCATCTGCTCTATATGAATCATCTATTAGTTGATACTTATCTATTGAATTGCTACTATATTGTGCAGAATATAGTAGGTTCTTCATCAATTCATTTGCAGTTGATTCTGATTCTAAAAATTCATCAGTAACCACTTCATTACCTAATACAAGTCTTTTCTTTACATCAGACAATCATTTCACCTCACTTAATACAAACCAACATTTATTGCGGCTTTTGTTATATTTGATTTATCTACTTGTGATAATACTACATATCTCATGGCATCCATACAATGGTCTGCTGTTTTTTTAGGAAAATCAACCATTTTTAATTAACAATTTAGACTATATCTTCATCCGTTCTGGATGTACCGCACTTCGGATTTCTCCTACTCCTAAAAGGATAGTCGTTGAGCCTTACCCATATTATAGGGTCTTGGTTGCTGATTAATCATTACTACTTATATTTTAGCATTTCTGCATGATAAATGCAACATATTTTTTCTGCTTTCGCCACATTCACGCTCACCTTTTCAAGTCACGTTGTAGTTATGTTGCCATTAGATACTTCCAGCAATTCACGGTATTTATTTCTCCTGTATTCCTACAAGAAAGGGCATTGATTTTCTACCCTGCATTTGTTTTTTACTATCCCATTGATATGTATGTATTTCTTCTAATAGTTTAACACATTTTCTGCTAAATTTCAACTTTCCTTGTTTTAGTAGTGTTGATACTACTCTTATACCAAATAGTACATCATTTTTTGCATTTTTTGTTTTCATATGGAATCTTCTTAATTGCAATTTAAATGAGTTTGCCGCTGGGTCAATTACTATTGGTATTTCCCTATATGTCCTGCCTGTTAAATTATATCTATCATTTATAAATTTTCGCATATCTTCTGAATATTCTAAATCAGTTTTCTGTGCGTCGTAGTTGTTTTCTTCTTGTGCTTCTAGTCTACCTGCGAAATAGTATTCATCTACTATGTATACTATTCCTTTTGAATCTTTAAAACTTAATTCAAATACTGTTGCATTACCTGTACCATAGTCAACGCCTATCTTCCATTCTTGTGCATCATCATATGGTATATCTTCTTCTTCTATGATATTTGTTTTTTCATCAAACATATCATAGATTAAGCCGTCCGCAACAGCCCATCGCTTATTTTCTTAAATATACACGCTCTTTATCGTGTAGCCATAATTTCTTATGGGATTGGACTATATCTTCACATATATTATGTGTACATATTTCTTGGGTATAATAAAATACCTAGTCTCTAAACCTTTTATATTGGTAATTGATTGGCATATCTAATATAGACTTAGCTTTCCAATTTTAAATGTATTTAAAGAGAGCCAATGTTACTAAACCCTCTATGAACCTTTTAGCCCACACACCGCTATACATATCTTTATAGCGATTCTTTACATCTTCACTCAATGATGGATTATCATCCATAGTAAAATGTATGTATATTCCATTCATTTCATCAAGCTTGCATATTACATTTTTATAAAACCAATGCTGTGGGTTGTTAGGATTCGATGTTGTCCAAACTTTTGCACCTTCTACTGATAGACGTGCAGTTATTTGGTTATAAAATGATTCTGGCCATTTATTATCACATGATTTTATTATATCATATCTCTATTAATTACTCAATAGTTTAGCATATATTTTTACCATTTAAGGTAATCGACACTCTTGGTAATAATATTTCAATTACTATGCGTTACGGTACTATATAATAGTTACCTCGGTATTATCCACGTAGGATTCCACCGATTTTGTCGATTAATTATATAATAGATTTCTCTACTACACGACACCAAACTGTATCAAAGCTACCTCATCAAGTAGACACGAGCAAAGCGTCAAGCCCTGTCAATACTTCTCATACTAGTTTTTTATCTAATATTTCTAATTATCACTAATTAGTTTAGCATATATATTAACCATTTTATAGGTTGAAACCTCTCTTGGAAACACTATTTCAGTTTCTATGCGTTACACTACTATTACTTATAGTTAGCTAGGTATTATCTTTATTAAAGAACTCCACCTAATTAGGTTTCTAATAATACATGATATTTCTATCACGCACGGCACAAGTTTACCAAATCTTGACTAGCTTCCATTACTGTTATCATAAATGCTCTTTATCATTTATATCTATATGTCACCATATAGCTCGGAGTACATTTTTACCATTTTACAGGTATTGGGAACTCTTGGTAATATTATTTCAACTACTACTCTCTACGATATTTATTAATATCTCGGAATTACCTTTTTCAAGCCTTTTTCCGATATTTCCCAATATTACCTATATGATTTCTCATATAGCAGACAAAACTTTATCTTTCTTTCTTGTCAATATAATAGTTTATTATCTATTACTTCTATATATTACTATATAGTTCAGCATATATTTTTGCCATTTTAAAGGCATCCACACTCTTGGGATTACTGTTTCAAATCCTATGCGTTACGGTACATTGTGTTACCTCGGTATTATCTAAATTTAGATTCTTCCGATTTTGTGGAGTTTATTGTAGATAAATTTCTTTATCTAGGTAGCAAAGATATTTTACCACCAAATAAATAGATATAATTACTTACACCATTATAGCTTACTTCAAGATAATTTTCACTTCTGTGGTCTAATATTTCCATATTCAAGCATACTGCTATTTGTTTTAATGGTTGTACAATATTTCTTCTTACTGATAATACTGTTCGTCCTGCTATTGCCGCATTCATATAATTAAAATGTGTCATTACATATAACATAAATGAAGTTATGCAAGAAACCGTATTATGTGTTACTATAAAATCATCAGTTAAATATAGGTGCTCTGGATTATCAACATATATACATTGACATTCTTTTTTGCCTACATATTCTATTGATTTTATTATTCTCCATTTTTTATCTTTTGTCGCGTTTAAATTTAATCTTGATTTATGCTTTTCAGATAATAGATTATATAGTTTTCCTTTTACTCGTATAGTACAATGATAATTTGGATTCCCTTTATGTGTATCTACTGTTACATCCGTATTACAAAACAATCCCAATGAACGTGCTATTTCTGCAACATCATCTACTAGTTGTTTTGAATTACTAAAAAAGGCTATTGATGGACGATTCTTTACATGAACACTACCATCTGTATTCAAAAGTCCTGCTAAAATATTTAAGCGCACTTCTTCTGAATTATATTTATAATCTTCTGGTATAAACTTTTCTGCGGACTTTCTACCAAATAAATCATATTCTTCTAACAATACTCGTAAAGGTAATTTACCATGAACTCCACTTTTGTTTTGTAATCTCCCATATGCACAATGATTACCATTTTTAGGAATATATTTATACTCCATATTATATTTATATAATATGTTTTTTATATAATCGTGCAATTCATCTTCGGCGTTTGTAAAAGTTATTCCACTATTATTTTCTGAAAAACACCCGTCGCCCAAAAGTAGTCCTAATAGATATGGGTCTATCTTTACTTCTCTTGAATTAAATTTGACACACTTGGCTAATGGAAATAAGTATTTACCAGAACGTTTATTCATATCTTTTCTATCCTTAAATCGTTCAAGGTCTTTCATTATTTCTTCCAATGTAGAAGTATATACTGTCAAATTACCGTTTTGAGCACATTTTTTTGTTGTATACGCCCATATGTGGTCGTTGCTACATATCGTACTACTACCATCGTGAAATGTTATTCTATAACATTCTTTTTCACCTTGCGGATATACACCCAATACTTTAGTTTGATTACCAAGCCTATCAATCACATAATCTCCAACTTTTATATCACCCATTAGTTTATATCCATTAGGTGTATACAAGTGTTGACCGATGTATTGACACTTCCCACTTCTGATTGACCCGTCCGCTACAACCATAAACCTATCACTAACTGGGCTATCTTCTTGCCACCAAGTTAATAATTTTAATTGTTTTCTACTAAATGGTGAAAACTCAAAGGCAGGTACTTTTGGCTTCTTAGCCAATAAATATCACCTCTTAGTTGCTTCTCTTAAATCTTCTTCTAAATCTTCATCTTTAGACCAACTATCGTCTATTCTATTATGTAATGCTTCTAATAGTGAATTATTACCACTATCCTTCTGATTATTTTCTGCGTGCCACTCAAAGAAATTCTTAATATTATCCCAACACTTTTGCTTATCTACTAGTTTAATATTTATTCCGTCGCGACCACTTTTTATTTCTTGTATTAGTGATGTATCTATTTTATCACTATCTACTAAATGCATTTTATTTACTTTTTTTGTTATTGGCTCTCCTGTATCTGGATTTGTCATCTGCGTTCCATCTGGTGCATATACTGGTACTTCTTCTTCATTAAATGTAATGTAATCAGATATGTCTGCATTAGCACCTTTTAGCTGAAACTCTATATACCTCGTTGGGTCTATATCGTATGACTTAGCCATTAGTCTCTTTAGTCTTTTTAATTCTGTTCGTATTGATGGTTTATCTAATAATTGACACGCTCGTACACTAGCAGTTCTCTTTATTGTGTTTGGAAATGCTTTCATATATGATTGTGACGCATTAAAAGATTCCAAATAATACAATATGAAGTTCTTTTCTTCGTCTGATAATTTCTGTCTCGCTACATCATATTTTATTGTATCTGAAACTCCCAATGGTATCTTCCTCCTTCGCTGTTTAATATAATTATATTATAACTCGTATGAATTATAAATGTCAATGCAATTCGTATACACAAAAATACCTATAGGTGATGAGCCTATAGGTATTTAAGAAAGGAGATTTGAAATGAAAGAAAAGAGAAAGATTCTTCAAAGGTGTTACCTTCTTAGAATCATGGAGCAGGACGATTAGGTAGTGCGCCTAATGCTTCTACATGGTCTGTAGTGTTCTTCTTGTTTAAACTACGTCCGCATGGTTGCAGAAGTGTAGAATTGAACTACAATCTTAGGATTATGACTCCCATATGCTACCTTTGCACCACTCTGCATAATATATGCACCTTAGACACCTAAGTGATGATTTATCTATGTGCATATTGTATATCAAGACACATTACAAAAACCCAAATTTTGTAATATATAATTGCTGTTTGTGTCTTTATAGTTAAATATAAATTATATTCTGGTAGTCGCAGTTGAACTTGAATCAACGACACACGGCTTATCTTGCTACTATTGGTTATTTATTCCCAATCCGTATATTATATACGTTGTAGTCTGGAATACGTCTTAACCATATCTATAAAAGACTTAGGTTGGTGGTATATACTCTCTACACATTTTTATTAGCTCGGCGTTCTCTATGTCATTCGCCGAATTAGCCACCATTCACTATATAATTTCTACATATAGTGCTCAAAGTGTTTTTACACTTAACATACATATGTATGTTCATAGAAAAAGGCCGTCGCTCTAACCAACTGAGCTATGCGACTATATTAAATTTATTACAGAACTCATTGACGTTTACCAACTTATTCTGATTATGATAGGTAGTATTACTACTACCTATTGAAACCCATTCCTTTTGTTATATTGCCCCAACACCGCAAATATAACTTGAATATCTTTTAATATTCTTACCTTTATTGCTAACATTTTTGTTTTTCTAGGCACAATGTTCAAGCAATATATTAACCAATAATTTTTTGAAGTTTGTCGCTGTATGTGCCTTAACTTTATGTCTTAATTATATCACGTCTTGCTCTACTTGTCAAGCAATTTTTTGAAATTTATTTGTACCATTCATTGACATCCTGATTCATCCCATTATAGGAATCTGAATATTGCCATCCAATATGATTTAATTCTGGATGTTCTACCATAAGACTATTCTCATGATACCCATACTGCGCTTGCCAAATGCCTACTCCATAATATGCAAGGTCATCTAATGGCATGTATTGATTAAAATAAGAATAACTTGCATAGATACCGATTTTATCCTTATTATCTAAATACCATGATTGCATAGTGCCAATTACATCTTTTAAATCGTTCCATACGTCATTTCTACATACGCTAGGAACTTCTAGGTCAAAATAAATTCCTAATTCTGGAAATTCACCGTTTAGATAATTATACATTGTATCATTAATCCATTGTGCTTCTTCCATGAATTTATCTGCATCCTGTGCATGTGATACATAATAAATACCATATGGAATACCCTCATCCACACAATCATTTACAAATGTTACAAATTTTTCATCTAGTGTTGGTACACCACTAAGAGTTTCACCAAGTTTAAGAATAATTCCTTCTGCACCTAGTTCACTTAGTTCTTGTACTCTCCCACTTGGTTGAAACTCTGAAATATCAAATACTAGTTTACTCACTTTAGCACCTCCTTGATGATGTCATATCTACCACTATCTAGTGTATTAATAAGTGCTTTATATGGGTCTAGCTCTGTGCTTAGTACCATATCAAAAATATTCTTACTAAATCCGCTTACTAGAATTACTCCTAGTTCATTTTGTTGTAGTGGTACTGTATTTGTACGACTATTTACATTCCAAAACACTAGTTTTGGCATTTTATATCCGCTCTGTTTAAATCTATCTGAAATTTCTTCAAATAGTGTTTTACTTACTTTTGGTGCTTCACGATAATAACAATATCTGTCATTTGCAATATAGTCCCATTCAAGGTCACTCACAATAAGAATCTGCTTTGGTAGTTCTTCTTGTGTGCATTTATGCTTGATTGCCGTATTTAATACCATATCAAATACTGCTTCAATATTTGTATTTGTGCAGTCATTGTAGTCAAATAGTTTATTAAGTTTATCTACTAGTGATGTGCAACCTGTAAAATCTACAAATTGTGGTTTACTAGAAAATGTAATAAACTTATTTTTATATTCTCCGACATTGTTTTCTGTAGCATAGATAGTAATTGCATCTCCTACATCCAGAGCTGACACACTACTATTATTGCTAATATATGAGGTCATTGAACCACTACCATCACGCACAACAAGTGTATCTGTGAATCCTTCAACCTTATCTTGCGCTTTCCAAAGTTCCTCTAGTGTATCGTCTTTTTTTAGTACTCTACCATAGCAATAGAAGCTACCATGCCCACGATACTTATGAATAATATCATAAAGGAACATGGAATTTGCATTGATTTTTGTTTTTCCTTCTTTTAGGTCTTTTAGATACTGTGTACGACGTTCTTCGTCATGATTATAAAAAGCATTTGAGTATACTAGATTTGCTTTTGATGGTACATGTGTATAATCGATACTATCCCAGTCATTACTACTCATGTGCGTTTCTACAACATCAATATACTTTCTAAGTTTTGATAAAAGTTTACGATATGCTTTTGGTGTCATATCCAGCTCTTTCATCATAAACTTAGCCAGTGCTTTTGTCTCTTTTGAAGAACTATTTTCACTAGGCATCCATTTACCTAATAGTGAGATTGGCTTATGATTATTCATGTTTTCAGCATCTTCTTCTAGCTGATTAATAATCATATTGATGATTGCACGTTTAATCTTTTCAGATGTTGTATTTTTTGCAACAACTACATAATCATCAAAACGACCAAAATTCTCAATATGCGCCATTAAGAATTTCATGAATAATTCTTCGTGTTTATTTGATAAATATACACAAAGATTTCTAAAAGATTTACGTTCACCAATACCTGCTTTAATATCTCTAAGATATAAAAGCCATTTCAGTGTATGTTCTGTATCTTCTTGTAGTGATTTTTCAAATAGAGTATAATCAATATGTGTACGCATTAATGGTACTCTAAAATTTAAATCAACTAGTGCGCTACCACTTGTACTAAAAGCATTTGCGCCATTTTCTGTTTTCTTTAGCTCATCTTTTTCTAAATACTTTGAAAACATTTTAATTTCTCCTCTAACTAGTCACTTTAAATAGTTAAAATTTAAATATCATACTTTAAATATACTGTAAGTTGCTGTGAGTGGCTAACTAGGCACAACAATAAATAGATTACTAGTCTGTTATGTATTATATATTAATTGCTGTGTGTGCCTATACTACTTGTGAATGTCTGTAAGTAATGTATATATAAACACATTATATGTTTATACCTAAATTGGTAGCGGCTCTCGGATTCCAACCGAGAAGGTATTTCTACCGTCGCCGTTTGGGGACGATGCGTTTAGCCAGTTTCGCCAAGCCGCCATATTATGAATATTTAAATGTAAAACCATAATAACTATGCCGTAAATTATGTATAACCATCCAAACATTACTTTCTATATGTCTTTGTTTTACGCCAGTGTATTTCGATAAAAAATCTCTGCACATTTCTGCTATACAATCATAGTGACATATAAACTTATTTGTTTTATAACAAAAAACATCTACTCCTCTATGATTTGCATTTCCTATACCAGTATGATGACCTAATACATCAACACTATGACGCATATTTTCACTAGCAGTACACCATTCTAAATTACAGGCTCTATTATCGTTTCTTATTCCATTCAGATGATTTACTTGTAGCCCATCTTTATATCCATTACAGAACGCTCTTGCAACTAATGTATGTTCACCAATAGATATTCTTTTACCATTAACCATCAATGTTACAATCATATAACCATATCTGTTAATAGAGCCGTGTAATTTATGTGTACCATTTTTACATAATACATACCCTTCGTCACATACAAGATATTCATCACTTAAAAATGATGGTTTTAACAAGTATTTCACCTACCTAAATTTATCAAGCCACCATATTTGTAGCCAAGACTAAAAGAAGGTCAAATTTGTCGTTGCTAATCTTGACTACATAAACATTATAGCACATCAAGAATTGAGTGTCAATAGTTTTTCGTGAAATTTTTTATTTTTTCTGCTCCCTTGAATCAAATTCATTAAAAGTTTACTCTTTATCGTGCTCTTATTAAGATTTGATAAGAGGTCAAGCATTTCCTCGTCTTGGATTCTTAGAATTATTTGGTTGCAATTACAGTCCATGTATGCAAACATTTTTCGAACCCTCCCTTGACGCGATATGTCCATTATAGCATAAGAATTTCAGCTTGTCAAATTTGTCAATACACGATTTCGCGAATCGGTATAACCTCTTGATATTAATTGATTTTTATGAATATATTTATCATGTTTATTTGCAAATAATAATTGAAATGTGTTTCAAAATAGTTAATAATCAAACGGAATATTACGGAGATTTATTAAAAATATATAATATAATATATCTATACTTCTCCCCAACCTAAAAAGAAATACACATAAAATAAATATTGATTATAATATAAGCAAAAAGCAAATATACATTGATGAACATTTATTTCTAGTACAAATTAAACAGGAATAGAATATCTATAAGAATGAATCTTTATAGAAACATATTCCTCTATTTCTTCTTAACAGAAATAATATTTATTAATATATAATATATATATATATATTATACACAAAAATTTGGATTTGTCAAGTCCTAAATTTAAAAATTTTTCAGAAAATTTTTTGAAAATAGGTATTGCCTTTTATCTTGACTTGTGTTATAATACTCATAGAAGGTCAAAAGAAAGGATTTAGACATATGAAATTTCACATCAAGAACAAAGATGCCTGTGGAAATATTGAGATTGATAAATCTTGTGTTGGAGACATTATTGAATTAACTAGAACAAATCCAACATGCACTAGAGTTTTATTTACTTTAGCTAATTATGCAGATAAAACTAATTCACTTATTACAGATGTACATACATTATCATATATTTTAGGTGAAAAAGATTCTTTAGTACGATATTCTCTAAATAAACTATTTGATTTATGCTATATTGATATTAAACGTGTAGAAATAGACCATTCACAAGATATTTTTAAATATAAGCATAATAAACAGGTGTATAATTTAACAAATCATGCAATTTGGAGAGTTATTGGTACAGAATTAATTGGTAAATATAATCTAAAAGGTATTTATTATAAATTTACAGTAAATGAAGGTTTATTTACTTGTAAAAATAATAAAGAAAATACATTACTATTACAATGTAAATATAATTTATTTTATGATACTGAAATTAAAAGTAATGAATTAATTTGGGAGGAATAATTTATTATGGTAATGCAAGATACAAATATCAACATTAGAATTTCATCTAATCTAAAAGATAGGTTTATTGAGCTTGCTAATTCTAAAGGCATTTCATATAGTGTAGCACTTAGAGAACTTGTTAAAAAGTTTATTCGTGAAGATGGTAATACATTAAAAGATGTATGTTTCTAAAGTAGGTGAATGAATGTCTATTTTAGATAAAGAACAAATTATTACAGATACTATAAATAGTCATGTATTTACTAAAAAAGTAGATTCTGATAAAGCATATCTTGTAGTATTATCTGATATTCACCAAGGAGCAAATCATAGAGAATATTTTAAATCTATTATTGATTTTATTCTTAGTATTCCTAATTGCTATGTCATTATTGGTGGAGATAGCACAGATTCAATTACAAAAACAAGTGTAGGTACTTCTAATGATGAATGGTGTATTGGCGATAAACAATTCTATACACTCGTAGAAGATTTAAAACCACTTGTTGAAAATAATAGAATTATTGCTATTGGTGAATCTGGTAATCATGGTGACAGGCTTTATGATAGTGCTTTTATTAGTGCTAATAAAATGCTTGCTTGTTTACTTGGTGTACCAAATCTATATACAGGTGATATGTGTTTAGGGTTTTTCAATGTTGGTAAAGTATGTTATACTATTAGCGTAATTCATAAAAATAGAAAAGCTAAAAATTATTATGAATTTGCTCGTGTAGACGTACTCTATAAAGAACATTGGCATGATTTATCTTATGAACAAAAACTTGTATATGAATGGAATAAATATAATAAATCAATTAGTGTAATTCCTACATTTGAGATTTATAATGGTAGTTTTTTAAATCTACCTGCTTATGCTCAAAAAGCTAATTATAGACCACAGTCTATTGGGTGTTATTTTACACTTTTTGATGGCAAAACACGTCATATTCAACCATTTATTGATAAAGACCTTGAATATATTATTAATAATGGTTACGAGGTATAATATTATATGAGAATTAAAGCATCAACTAAATTTAAGTCTAATGAAGAATTTCAAGAAATTGCAAAATATCTACAGCATATGTTATTTCTTGATGATTGGTTTATTAAGTTTCAACTAGTAGCAGATACTATTCATTATGAGCGTGAAGAAGGTAACGAACATGATGCCGTAGGTCTTACTACATATGATTATGGTAATCGTGAAGCTACTATTTATGTTCAAAATGGTGATAATTCTTCTGAAAAATCTGATGAAAATGATGATAATGTACTAAAAAATATTGCTTTACTAAATCTTATTCATGAACTACTTCACCTTAAAGAAGAATATATTGTGCTTTCTGATTGCTATCCAAATCTAGTAGATAATCTATCTGATACAGATAAAGTACATAAGCATATGCACTTAGAGCAAATGGCTAAATCTATTTTTATGGCTATTACAGGAGCAGATAAAGACTTCTTTTATAAGTGAGGTTATTATTTATGAATTTAACGGATGAATTTATAGAATTAAATATTAATAAATGTAAAAATCATTGTGGTGAGAAGTTTAATTCATTAACTATATTAAATAAAGTATATAAAAAGAATGGAAAAACTTATTGGCTATGTAAATGTGAGTGTGGTAATACTACACTTGTACGATATGACCAATTAACATCTAACCAAATAAAATCTTGCGGATGTAATAAAGATTCACATCATGTACATAAAGGAGATATTTTTGGCAGACTTACTGCAATTAAACAAGTCGAAAATAATAGTTTAGGTCAAACTTGTTGGTTATGTAGATGTTCTTGTGGTAATACAGTTATAGTAACATCAAATCATCTAAGGACTGGGCACACAACTTCGTGTGGGTGTTATAATAAAGAAATAATTATAAAATCTAGTACGACACACGGTATGTCACACACAAGATTTTATGGAATATATTTATCAATAATACAAAGATGTTCATACAGTAAATCTGAAAATTATTATCTATATGGTGGTCGTGGGATTAAGTGTTTATGGAAATCTTTTGAAGAATTTAAAAATGATATGTACGAGGATTATTTAAAACACTCTAAAGTATATGGGGAGAAAAATACGTCCATTGATAGGGTTGATGTGAATGGTGATTATTGTAAAAATAATTGCAGATGGGCTACATGGAAATTGCAAGGAAATAATAAAAGAAATAATCATATTATAACAAATAGTAATGGAGAATCACATACGATTGCAGAATGGTCTGATTTAGTACATATTAACAGAGCAACAATTTTAGATAGATTAAAACATGGCTATACTCCTGATGAAGCATTATATACACCACTATATGTTAGGAGGGCTGTAAATGTCCAAAAATAAACAATTATTTATTACAAAAAATGATTTTGACGCAAAACCGCATTATGATAAATATACAAAACCAATTCCTATCACAAAAAATCATAAAAAGTATCATAATCTTTTAAAAGATAAATCTAAAAAGATTGTTGTATGTAATGGCTGGGCTGGCACAAGCAAGACAATATCAGCTATGTACTATGCTTGTCAAGCAGTATTAAATGAAGAAGTGCAAGGAATTGTAATCGTAAAAGATATGGAAGATTTATCTGGCTTTTTACCTGGCGACATTGAAGATAAATATATTCCAAAAGTAAAACAACTATTAACATATGCCGAATGTTTTTTACAATGTGATTATCATACGTTACTTTCCTCTGAAAAGTTAATCATTCAACCACTATCATATATCCAAGGCACTGATTACACTAATTATATTATGGTTGTTGATGAATGTCAGCTTATTACACCCGAACTTATGTATTGTATTTGTTCTCGTGGTGCTTCTCGTATTTTTTTAAATGGTGATACTAGTCCAATGCAATCTACATCAAGAAAAATTAAACAAGGTAAAGATGGTCTTTCATTTTTACTTCAGACAATGCAAAAATCAAATAGTGTTGGAATTGTGACTATGGATAGTGAAGAGGATATAGTTCGTGATAGTTATATCAAAGAGATTATCATCAATATGCAACCAAAACTAGAAGAATTTAAAAGGAGCAAATAATTATATGACATATAAAGAACTAGAAACTAAAATCAATAATATTCTTACTGATGATACTATTACTGATAAAGCTAAAACTATAGTTAGCTATATTAAAGTAATTGAAGATTCTTCTACTATTTTTGATGTTCATCTTTTGCCGATTTCTGACGCAGATGGTAATCCTGTAAAAGATTCAGAACGTGATGTTGCAGTATTTGGTGATGAGCTTACTACTGATGGTGATAATTATATTATTCTAAAAGATAGTCAAGTAGTATTTCAATGTCCTTCTGGTCTTGTTATGCATGTCACAAGGAGATAACTATGCGAGATATTAATCGTATTGGTATTATTACTGATAAATTAAATAAAATTTGGAAGCAATATCCTGATTGGAGATTCTTTCAACTTCTTTGTAACATTGGTTTTGATTTTCGTCATGATTGGTTTTATTTTGAAGATGATAAATTAATCGAAGTATTAAATAAGGTGGAAGAACAAATTGAGCAAGGCAAGTGAAGAATTTTTTAAGCGTGAGCTTCATCTATTAGAGAATGAAGCTGAAAAAGCTGATAATGATTACTATAAGGAACACAATGAATATCCTAATCCAACAGCATTATCACTTCAAAAGAAGGTCACACATAATGTAATGCAACTTCATAGTTTATTTGATGGTCAACAACATGATAATATGTCAGCTAGCTATACTATTGAGGTTTTTGATAAATTAGTACATTTTACGCCATTAACACCGCTAACTGGTAATGATGGTGAATGGAAACCTTTAAAAGATAATATTGAATATAATATTAGATTTCCAACTGTAACTCGTACTGATAAAGATAATTCTACTGCAATTATTCATGATGGTATTATTTTTTGCGAACCTGATTCTACAGATTTTATTACAGATGAAACATATTCTGTAGTTAAAATTGAATTTCCTTTTGTGAAGTTTGAGCGCAAACTTATTCAATTAAACCATAAAATCAAAGATAAGTCTATTAGTGAGCAACTTGAAACACATGACTATAAGGAGTTAAATTAACTTGAATATTCTTGAACATGCAAAAAATGAATTTAAGTTAATGCATATTGATTTAGATTTAGATAAAACTAATTATTCATATATGCTTGCACAACAGGTATATGATATTCTTGATTTTCTTTCTGATAAAGGACATACAGCACAATCAATTAGTGAAGTTATGCTGCTTTTAAATAAATTAGTATATAATAAAGCACTAACTATAATTACTGGTAACGATGATGAATGGGATATTTTAGAGGATAATACACTAATTAGTAAACGTGATTCTCGAATCACTAAAGATACTAAAACTAACAAAGTATATTTCAATGAAGCATATAAATTCTATTATCCTAATTCTATTGATTTATTTACTTGTAAAGAATCTAAAGTAGAAATTCATCTTCCTATTTTGCCGCAAGAACTAAAATCAAAAACAGTACAATTATGGTTTAATTCTATTCCGATTAAATGGCAACTAAAATTACATTTATACACAACTATTAGAGAGGACGTATAATAATGCTTACTGTAGTTATTGGATTTATTATTGGACAATTTTTTGGTTTTTGTGCTTGCGCTCTTTTCGTTGGGAGGAATCATCATTGACTAGAGAAGTACATATAGGTGCTTTATATAGACATTTTAAAGGCAATATTTATGTAGTTGATGATGTAGCAACACATACAGAAACTAATGAAGAGTTAGTTATTTATCATCGTCTTGCTTCTGATAAAGAATATGCACGCCCTAAAGAAATGTTTCTTAGTGAAGTTGATAAAGAAAAATATCCTGACTGTGAACAAAAATGGAGATTTGAATTGACTGAATGATTGCATTTTATCAAATTTGTTAAACTCATTTTATCAAATTTGGTAAAATGCTTTTTCGTGTATTTAATGAGGTATCTATATGCATCCAAATAATAAATTTGAACGAAATAATATTAAAAAGAAACTTTTCAATTATTACGAATTTGGAAAGCCACTATCTTATATCAACAGAAAACATATGAAAGCCGCTTGCAAGCGATATTGGAATAGAAAAATTCGTCGTGAGGACGCATATAATGATACCTATATAAAAATTGGTAAACGTCATTTTAGTGGCGAAGATTTTGGAGGTATTTAATTTGCGACCTGAGAATAAACATGACAGGCTTAAATTTCGTAAGAATAATAAAAAGACATGGGACGATTATGTTGAGAAAAAAGAACGTCGTAAGCGTAAACAACAATTAGAGAAGGAGGTTTCTGACATTGATTATAGACGATAATACAGTATCTTTACTACATTTTGAGGATTCATCTGATGTATTAAAAGATATTTATGATATACATTGGATAAATAATAAAGGTACTTATGATAATACTGGTAAATTCGTAGGCTCTGTAGACTTAACAAATTCTGGTTATTTTTATACTATTGATACATCAATCACTAATTTAAATGAATATACCATTGATTTTTGGGGATTTGTACCAAGTAATACTATTAATTATTATCGTATTTCTTTTGGCGAATCAACTACTGAAAAGTATTATGGTATAATTTCATCCGATACGTACTCTACTCCTAGTGGTAATATTTATCTTACAAATATTAATGAATCGCTTAAAGTAAATGATTGGAATCATTTTGCGTTCGTTTTTAAAGATAAATGGTATTTATTTGTAAATGGTAAACTTACTGCAAATATAGAAACTTCTGTATTACCTAAAATGTCAGATATGTTATGTATTGGTAATTATAAAAATACAGATAATAATGCACCGTCTTTAGCTAAAATTGATGAACTTCGTATTTCTAATATTGCGCGATGGACTTCAGATTTTGATGTTCCTAGTAGTACATATACAGATAAATATGTTATGTATTTAGATAAAGATGGAAATGTATATTCGAGGTGATTTGAATTGATAGAGTATTTAACAAGATTTCGTGCAAATTCTACAAGAATACTTGATTGGGTTCGTGCCGCACACTCATGACTTTAGTCATGAGTAAGGCGCGGTTAAACAGTCAGTATGTACTGAAAGGTGCATATAGAGATAGTTAAAAGCTATCCAACAAAGAAACTGAATTGCTGAAAATCCCTAAAGCTAGTCAAACTACAACATAAGGATGAAATAAACCTAAGTGTGAATGTGGCGAAAGCAGAAAAAATTGACTAGATAGCATAGGGTTAAAACCTAAGTGCTGAAAACAATGGGTAATCTAGCAACCAAGCTCTGAATAAGAGAAGGTTCAACGACTATTCCTCTTGAGGGAAGTACCATCAAGCGGTGGGAAGTGGTTTCGCCTAACCCGTAGAAATACGGTATGGATAAGATATAGTCTGTGCTTCATGGAGACATGAAGGAGTTCAAAAAGAGAACCGCATGAGTAGTAGCGCACTCATGTGAACGACAACCTTCCACAGTTGCTATGGTAACTATATACGTTAAATAAAAACTTCATATTGACTAAAAAATGCTTGCTTATTTAAGCCATATATGCTATAATAAAGTATATATGAATTGGAAAGTAGGTATTTAGATGGAAAAGGCTTTCAAGTTTCGGATATATCCGAACAAGACACAAGAGGAGCTAATACAGAAAACATTTGGATGTGTTAGATTTGTATTTAATTATTTTCTACAAAGACGCATAGACGCATATAGAGAAAATAAAGAAACAATCAACTTTTACAGATGTTCTTCTGAATTAACGGTACTAAAGAAGAAACTTGAGTGGTTACGAGAACCAGATAAATGTTCTTTGCAAAATGCTATTAAAAACTTAGATACCGCATATAAAAACTTCTTTGCACATAGGGCAAAATTTCCAAGATTTAAGTCTAAGAAGAAGCGACATAATAGTTATAAAACAAACTCAAATATAAAAGTCTTAGAAAAACACATACAACTTCCAAAATTAGGAAAAGTCAAGTTTCGTGATAACCAAACGATACAAGGAAGGATTTTAAGTGCTACTGTTTCACAAGATGCAGATGGCAAATATTTTGTAAGTGTATGCTGTACAGATGTAAAAACTAATGAGTTTGAAAAAACTAATAAAGTCGTTGGTATTGACTTAGGATTGAAAGAATTTGCAATAGTATCAGATGGCAACAAATACGAAAATCATAGATTTCTAAAGAAATCATTGAAAAGACTAGCATTTCTTCAAAAATCACTTTCGAGAAAATCAATCAAAAGTGCCAATAGAGAAAAAGCTAGAATCAAAGTAGCAAAATGTTATTCTCATATAGCTAACCAAAGAAAAGACTTTTTGCAAAAGCTATCTACAAATCTAATAAAATCTTATGATGTAATATCATTAGAAGATTTGCAAGTAACAAATATGGTAAAGAATCATAAACTTGCAAGAAGTATTTTAGATGTAAGTTGGCGTGAATTTGTTAGAGAGTTAGAATACAAAGCTAGATGGTATAACAAAAAGGTTGTAAAGATAGATAAGTTTTTTCCATCAAGTCAGATATGCCATGAATGTGGCTATAAAAATGAAGAAGTAAAGAGTCTAAAAATTAGAGAATGGACTTGTCCACATTGTGGTGTTCATCACGATAGAGACATAAATGCCGCTCTAAATATTCGAGACGAAGGGCTTAGATTAATAGCCTAAAACATATATAGAACCGTAGGAACTACGGGGATAGCCTGTGGAGAAGATGTAAGACTTAGAAGTTGTAAGATAGATAAGCTATCTTCTGTGAAGCAGGAACCCCGCGACTAAAGTCGTGGGAGGTTCAGTTAGTTGGTATTGAATATATTAATACAGATGTAACTAATACTGTTGATGATTCTTTTGGTGGAAAAATGCTTTCTTTTAATGGTACTTCATCATTTATTCAAGCTATATTGCCAAATACAATAGAATCCAATGATTTTACATTAAATTTGTGGTACCAATTAAAAAATAATATAGCTAATAATATTATCCTATATACTGGTGATTTTAAAATTTATGACGATGGGACTAATATTATTTTTGATATAAAAGGCAATCAATTAACATTACTTGCATCAGATACATCATTACATCAGATAACAATTACTCGTGCTTCAAATGTTATTACCGCATATGTAGATGGCACTCAATTAGGTAATACTATTACGTATTCTGACGTGCTATCTGATAAAAATTTATATTTGGCTACTGATAGCGGAAAATCACAGTTTACAGAATGTGATTTAAATGATATTTGTTTAGTTAGTGGGTATGCAGTAACAGATATTAAGACAAAAAGTTATTTTAGTGTATATAGATTTTGTAAAGTAAGTAATAATTGGGATAAAATATCTGATGATGCTAAAACAAGTCTTTTTATTAGTTCAGATGGCGATGTGGCTAGTATAGACGAGCTTGAAAGCATTGGGAAGCCGTTCAAAACGTTGATATACACAAAGAAAAAGCCGTAAAATCATGGGCAAGGGCAAAAAACCCTTGCTTTTTCTTTACTTCTGTGCTAATATTAGGGGTGAAATGAGCATGAAAGTCGTAATTGAACACCAAAAAATATTTTGGAGAATGAGCTTAAAAAATATTTTCAAATTTCTAAATTTAAATTAACAGACGGTACATTATGTTATATAACAGATATTGACGAAAATTTATATTATAAATTCAATAGTAAGTACTATATAGAGAAGGAGCATTATTTTAATTATGGTTGTCTATGATTTTTATACATATCACAAGAGGGGTTATGATGTAGCCGCGCTATTGACTAAAAGTAATCGTGGGCGCAATCGACTATATATTTTTACTAAAAATAAAAAGAAAGTTTACACACAAAAAGTAGATAGGTTTACTAAGTATGCTATTGAATATTTAGTAGATGATTTTATTGATGAATTAGAAATGAATAGTGATTTTTGGTGTTAAAGTTATTTATTATGCTATTTTTTCTCTATTATTTTCCGCAAATTATTGAATTTGTTGCAATTTTAGCTCTGATTTGCTTATTTTTATCTATTTTTAATTGACAAATGTGTTGACATTTACCCTATTTTGTGATAAAATAAAAATCAAGAGGTGAGAACATGAACATTATCACAAAAGAATCCACGGAAACGATTCGTACAGTAACACAGATGATTCGTATTCGTCGTTATCAATATATTTGTAAGAAAGATATTTATAGTAATGATAAATTAGTGCAATCAGACCAATATGTTGATAATGGATTTAAAGCATATAAACCAAACTTTATTCATGATAATAATAATTATCCTGATATTCAAGAATGGGACTATATTATTAAGAATCCATTTGATTATGCCATTGAAAATGGCATTGATAGCATGATTTATCTAAAATGTGATAATTATAATGAGCCATTTATTGATATTGATGGAAAATTATACTCTCAAATGCAATTTGATGGTTATTACTCTGAAAAAGATGTTGATATTGATAAAATGTATAATATTGTAAAAGATTTTGCACATTTTAGCGATGATTATCCGATTTTTACAAAAGGTACTGAAAGATTTATCAATAGTTTTTGGTATGCTCCTAGCGTACACGATTTAATTACACATAAATGGGAAAATGAAATTGAGGGGTGTAAAAAATGATTACTCTATTTATTCTTTCGTTTATTATTGTATATCCAATTTGCTTTGTGTATGAATGGATTCGTGATGTTACACAATGATTATTTATATTGCATATAAAATTGAATATAGTCAGGTTCATTGGCATAAATTTATTACTGATATTTATGTAAATAAATTTCCACCAAAATGTGAGCACAGGCATAGATTTTATATTGATGATAATAGTGAGTTTTTCTATATTAATGAGTATCCGTTTATATATGCTACAGATAAAGAGCCGGATAGTGGATATTTTATAGAGTTTAGAACTAGTTATTTTGCAGGTAAAAAGGGAAAGCTATCTGAGATTGAAAAATCAATATAAGGAGATAATAATATGGTATTATATGTTACATATAGAGAAATGATTACCAAAACAGTTATAGATAAAATCTATATTAATAAATATCCAACAGAAGAATATGAGCATATGAAACGATTTTGTTTAGATGACGATTATATTACTACTGATTCAGGACTTTTTATTAAAAATATTGACATTATTTGTGACAATGGGACAGTTAGCGTTCGAGAATGTGATGATTGGGGAAAAGACGCACATTGGTTTATGCCGTTATATTTTGACAGGCCATATAAGAAAGGTGATAGATATGTCTATGACATTGACTGAAGCAATTCAACGCGAACAGGAAATGGCCAATTCTGATTGCTCTAGAGAGCATGAACAATTAGCAGACTGGCTAAAAGAGCTAAAAGAATTTCGTGAACAAAATACAGAAGGAAAATTAGTACATTTACATTATATGCTTGACCGTTTAAATGATAAGATGGTTAATTATGCTAATAATATAAAGATGTACTGTGAATATCGTGGTGGTAATTGTAATAAATGTCCATTCTATAAAAGATATACTATAAATGATGTAGATATTATTAGTAAATGTAGATTGAATAGTAAACCTAGGAATTGGTAAATTTCGCGCAAAGTAAAAAAGAAAAAATTCGCGCAATAAAAATAAAGAGAAGATATATTAATAACTAATAGTAGAAAGTTGATATAAGATATTATATAAAAATATCTGTAGATGTGACTGATATAAAATATTAGTGAATTGATAAATAAAAAATATTTGTGGATGTATTACATGAAAACCAAAATAAAAAAATACAAAAATATTTGTGGATATAGGGGGTTAGTAAATAAATATTTAAGTGTTGACAAATAATTATACATAAAAGTCAAAATAAAAATTCAAAAAATATTTGTGGATGTGGTAGGAGGATAGCGAATCTTAAAATTTGAATAGTACCGGGTTAAGGCTTTCTTAGAGACCTGAGGCGAATCTTAAACGAATCTTAGAAGAATCGACGTGAATATTAATAAGGTTTAATTAATTTTCTTGGTATTTTCTAAAGTAAACAATAAGAAATAAGCCGCGCCTTTTGACGCGGTTTTTATTATTTTATTATCGCTCTTCAAAGGTCTCTCTAAAGAAAGTCAAGCGGTTTAGGAGGTGTTTCGGCACGATTCCAAAGGTTTTTCTAAAGTCATTTTCAAGTGTAGCATCCGTGCCGTCATACTCTCTAATTCTCTTCTTACTTGCCGTGAAGATTTCAACAGCAACATCCTCATGGTCGATTAAGAAAGTATACTCGCGGCCTTTAGGTGACGTGAAGGAAATATAAAGCACTTCCTTATCTTGGTCAATAGGAATATCCATTCACAGTAGACACTTTGCGAATGATTCCCAACGCTGCGAAACAGCGAAATTCCTAGCTTCTAATTGAGAATTTGCGTATAAGGCGCTTCCGGTTGATTTTAGGTATAAGTTATCGCGTGACGGCCTAGAAGCGCTCCAGCGGCGTGCTAGATGCCTTAAAACGCATTTCTCGCTATACGCCTATGAGTGGATTTTCCGCGATAGGGAGACACCAACAACAAATAGACAGATTATTCCGACAGAGGTACCAGTAAAAACTATAGCTTGCAAAGTGTCAATTATTCTCTGAATCACAGACTTTAACTGAATAAAGCGTAAAATTATCCGACAATTCTAGTCACTTTAATTTGCTAAAGTATAAGTGTGTTAAATTTCACTACAATTACAACACTTTAGTATGGTAAAATATAAATGCGTATAATTGACTGACAATTTACTACAATTTAAATTGACTAGAATTTACCTACAATTCTATTCATTTATACTTTACCAAGATAAAGTCTACCATGTACCGGGAATTTACGTGAATTGACTGACAATTAACTACAATTCACCTGTATGCGGTAAAGCAAAATAATTGACACTATGCAAAGTATCTTTTTTTCTGGTAGTCCCAGAACTGTGTATAATTCGACACAATTATACATGAATAAGTATTCATGTATATAGCAATAAAAAAGGCAAGACGTTTAATTGCGCCTTGCCCGTGCATCTTACACTTCAACGTATTTGCTTGCTACCCAAAGGTTATATCCAAATCCTCCCTTATAGGTAACGCCTTTATAAACAATGCGGCGACCATCCTCCTCGTCTTGCAGCCGAAATCTCGTGACATCGTGCTTGTTTACCCTATATCCATCCATGAGGTAAAGCACTTGCTTTTCGGTTACCTTCTCAAATTCCGATACCTCGTGTGTGTCCGCATCTTCAATAGCTACCCAAATCATTTTAGAAATCCTCCTTTGCGTCATCCTCGTTAGCGTAATACCTGCCGCTATACAAGCCGCTATCATTAAGCTGATGAATGATATACGGTGTGCAGACGTTCCGCTCGTCATGATACATAACGGTATATTCGTTACCATACCGCTTGACAGCGATAACGTCCATACCATCAAGGTATTTTTTGAGTAGTTCTGCGAGTTTCATCCGAAACACTCTCCTTTATGTAATTGTGAATGAACCTTGTCCCTCTTGGAACTGTCTTTATTATAGTAGGTAGCACGTTATTTGTACAATACCTTGTATTTATTATGCTATAAAATCTATTTATGCTAAAGGGTATCCCTTATGTCATGCTTTTACGACTTGTAGAATAATAATGTACCCTGTTTTAAGCTGCATGTATTCACTTAACTTTGTTATATTCATTATCTGGAAATTGTATTTATATACACAAAAAGGGTATCTATAACTAGATACCCTCCATTGTGTTTTCAGTATTCAACTACTGTCTTTTTGATATATCCTGCAAGTTTCTTAAAGTATTCTTCTTTCGTTTTCTTGCTATAGGATACAACATAATACTTTGTTACGTCTCCATTTGTAACTGTACTCTTTTTGTGTCCTGTCGTGTTATCTGCCTTGATGGTAACACCAAGGCCGTTAGCGTCTTGATATGTATCATGAGTTTCTGCATATACACTCTCTTGATACATGCCTTCTTGTGCTTGCTTGACGGCCTTTGTCGCGCTTGCTTTCGTCTGGAAAACACGGATTGAGAAATTTTCTCCCTGCTTGACTTTTGCTACATAGATATACATGGCAATTCCTCTTTTCTTATAAAATTGTTAAAGAACGTTGTTGTCCCTTTCGGAACTGTCTATATTATAGCAAGTACCATGCACTTTGTACAATACTTTTTATTTATGATACTATAAACAGAAAAAGCAGGGAAAACTCCCTGCCCGTATATTATTACCTTAACACTTCTACTATAAAATCTTGCGAACCACACCCACACTGATATAAATGTGGGTATTTTACGAATTTAGTTTTGCGGATATAGTACCATGTACTACCACACTGTTTACATGTTACTTTATATTTGTATTGTTGTTTCTTAAATTCTTCAGTTTCTTTTGTTCTATCGCCATATTGTTTAATATCTGTATGATATATCTTTGATACCTTTTTAGCAAGTTCCCGAAATTGTTTACCATGATTTTCATCAATAGGTAAACTTGCGTGAACAAGCTCGTGAATGATTGTGTTTTTGATAGAGTCGCTACCATTAGCCACTGTCATATTACTGATGGTAATATCTGCAATCGTATCATCTTTACGAAAAAGTCTGCAGCAACCATAATAGTTTACGCTATTATTAACTCTCACCTTGCGAATCTTGCGAACTGGAATACCATGTGAACGCATATCTTTTGCAAAATAGTTTACAATAGTCTCCATTGATTGCATAGGAATTACCTCTTTTCTGTATTCTGTTATTGTCTATATACTAGCATAGGCAACACATAAATGCAATTATATTAGATTTATGTTTTTGTTAGAAATTCTCTAATATAGAAAACGATTGTTTTCGCGTCAAAATTGACTTGTGAGTATAATCTATCGCGTAAAAACTGAAATCCACCAGAAACGACGCTGAACAGGTTTATGGATGTTTCTATGTATCTTGATATTCTATCATGGAAGGGATTTGTCTGAATATTCGTATTTATTGTTGTTGTATAACAATTCACACAAAAACCGCCGCCCGAAATTTTCAGAATATTTCAAATAGTATATACAATTTGTTGCTGGTGCTTACCATAAACAAATTGTCAGAATATTATATATGTTCAGACACTTTGATGAAAGGGATTTGCGCGAATTTTCAGACAATTCATATTATATAGATAATTTGTTGTTATATGAATTTTCGAGCGATTCTGTCTGCACAAAATTTTCAGAATAATTTGAATTTCGTGCAAAATATAAAAAGAAAGAATCCTCTAAATATTCAAACAAATCTAAATATAATAAAAGGGTATCATTCGATACCCATTTTGTCAATAACAATAGTATTTTCATCTAGCCTATAGCATATCATATACCATGTATCAAAACATACTTTGTTATAGATTGTAAACTTATTTCCTAAATCATGTAATTCTGTTTCATAGCATGTTTTTATATATGTGCTTGCTGATTCCATATCATTAGTATATGCAATTTTGTATTTGCTCGTTTCTGCTTTCTTTCCAATCACGTCGATAATTTGTTCTTTTACCATAGCATACATTTAAATCGTCTCCCTTCTTGGATCTATATACATGATACCATATCTATATCAATTTGTCTAGTTATAATAGGGTAGTATCTATATTAGAGACTACCCTACAATATATATTATTTTATAAATCTAGCATTATCGCCTTTATAGTATTCTTTGGGGATTTTACCATTATACCACAAATTAGTAGTATAGTATATATCGCCATTGTCTAACTGAATCTTAAAAGGCCGCCCGTCGAATCCTCTGTCTCCTTTAGCACGTTCATCTCCAATTTGATAACAAGTACCACTAATAATGATACCTGTTTTTAGCGCGTCAATCCAGAATTTCTTATGAAAGCATTCTTCACTGCAGGATATATCATTCCCATAGCCATAATATGGCTGACTTCCTTTTTGAACTTCTTGCCGCATACGACACAAGTCAAAATTTCTTGTTCTTTCTTCCTAGGGTGATCACTTAACATAATAAATTACCTCTTTTCCTTTGATGGTTATAATATAACATTTTGCAAGTTATAATTCAATGTGATTTTCCATAAAGTTCTTTTTAACATTTCCATGTATAGGAAATACAATAACACTTTTCCTTTTCTTGTTCATGCATAACTTACAATCTTTACATGTTATATCTTTATAGGTATTAGGACATTTGATAAATGTATATCCGTATTTCCTTGTAATATGCTTTTCCATGCTTTTAACTACTAAGCAGCATGGTACCTCATGAGATAATTCCTCTAAGCTATCACATGAAAAATTGATAACCATTTTTGACTTTTTAACTATAACTTTATTATAGTTATTGATAGCACAGTGCGTATATGTATATGCTAAATGATTTACATAGGCATTATTTAACACATTGACTAAATCAATATCTATATATTCTGTTTTGTTATATGCAATATCGCCACATACACAATTACGAATGATATATGTACTACCTTTGGATTCTATCTCATCTCTCAAGTGCGTAATCGGTGTATTGCAATATTTACGCCATATGATACTAGCTGGCCCGAAATTGCCATAGCATACATGATTATGCAATGGGCAGCGTAAAGGACAAGTAGTCTTATCAAGATATACTTGACTGATATTTCCTGTTTTCCTATTATGCGAACTAGATACGTATTTGCAATAAATCATCTTGCGTTCCTCTCTTTCGTTTTGTTGTATATAGATTACCATATATATAGCGGAAATACAATAAAAGAATTGTTATGTGTATATTAAAAACTCTCTAATATAGTAAGCGTTTGTTTTGACGTGCTTTTTTGATTTTAGGTATCATCTATCGCGCAGAGATAAAACGCCCCCAAAATGGACGCTAGAAGCCTTTATGGGCGTTTTGCGATATTCTGCATTTCTATATATAGGAAGAATATACAATTTGTCAGAATAGTGTTTATATTCTATATATATATATAGCATAGTACAACAATTCATACAATTTCCTATATACAGAGTTTTCGCGCAATTCAAAAAAGAAAGAATATTCCTATATATAGAATATATAGAATTGTATGAATATTTTGTGTTTTCCCTATGGCAAAATTGATACAAAACTCATATCTTATTGCGCGAATACCCTATAGAAAACGCTTGTTTTAGGGCGGCTATTGGATTGTTGGTATTGGAATACCTGAAGCGTGCTGGATGCCCACCAGAAACGACGCCAGCTGTCCTATTTGCCGTTTTCTATTGTTTGTTTTGTGTGTCTCTATGAGATATTTGCCACTATTTTTTGCCATTTTCCATATAGATATTTGCCACTATTTTTTGCCAATATTTGCCACTATTTTTTGCCACTAATTACCAATATATTTGCCACTAAAATTTGCCAATATTTTCTAGATATTTTCCACTATTCTATATTTTCTTACTATTCTATATTTCTACTACTATTCTATATATTTCTATTAATACTTATATTCTGAATATTTCTTCTTTTTATTTTTGCGCGCCGGATTCTGAATATTCTTTCTTTTTTATTTTGCGCGCCAGAGACTTATTTTCTGTATCTTATTACTATTTATAATTATACAAATATTTTGAATATTTATACATTCTCTTTTTTATGTCTTGCGCCCAGCCTAGATATACTAATAGCCTAGTATTTCTACTAGGCTATTTACATAATTGGATATACTTTACTTTACCTCATACTCATTGATGGATAGTTCTTTTGTTTCATAGTCTTGTGTTTCATACATAAGAGTAGTGCCGTCTCCCTGTTGAATTTCGTTTACAACCTCCCAGCTATGAATCTCATCTCTATGTATGTAGGCTTTACGCCAATACTCACTATAGGCTTTATCCCTCTCACGATATACTTCCAGCTTATCGCCGTCTTTTACAATATATACTTTCATTTCTTATCCCTCCATATACCATAGAGGGAATACCTTGCAATATTCCCTCCATGTTTTATTGGTTATTCGACAGTAGCGAGGATACTGTGGAGAACTTCAAACATATTCTTTTTCTCTTTTGCCGCCATAGCTTTCAGCTTCTCCCTATCCTCTTTCTTGATACTCATATTGACAAGACCGAGCTTCTTATTCCGCTCCTTCTGCAAGGCATTAGCTTTCTTTGCATTTTCCTCTTTCTTCTTTGCCTTGCACTCATCGCAGATGCGAATCATAGGCGAATCCACCCACATTTCTTTACCACAATTCGAGCAAAAACGATGATACTTCCCAGCATGATTTTCCTCTTTTTTCGTCTCTTTCATGACTTCCGTCTCCTTTGCAATCGTGTTGACTTTCTTTTCCGTGTTTTTCGTCGTAGCCATTTTAGTTTCTCCTTTTCTCTAGTTGATTGACTTTCTATGGTTTTATTATATCAATAAGTGTTTTGCTTGTCAAGTTAAAGTTTATCTAGCCTTTTCATCATCGTGCCGTTCTCCTCTCCTTTCGATGGTTCCATCATACCATGCTGCTAGTAACTTGTCAAGTTAGGTTTTCATTATACCATTCAAGAAGTGCTTCTTCATCAATCACTTCATAGGGTGTATTAAATGATTCAATATATCCGTATCCATTACGACTAAAATAATAGTCGTTTGCATTGAAATTATTGAAGTCAATTTCGTCAAATAAGTCAGTAGGATACAGTTTACCTACTACTTCATCCAATTCATCCATAGGATAGACTGTATCATCAAACATGTTAGAGTTCTCACAAAACTTGTTCCACATTTCTACAAGTTCTTCATCGTCAAGTTCTTCCAGTTCTTCTTTTGTCATTTTGTTTTCCTCCCTTTCATTTGATGGTTACATATTATCATACTTTCTAGCGTTTTGCAAGTTAGAGTTTGATGAAGAATTTTGTGTAACGTCCATACTCTTTAGGGTAGCTTGCTTCAAGATATTCAAGCTGTTTTGCGAATGGTTCGCTTTTCTCCATATAATATGGTACATTCCACACAGATGAAACATTCGCCTTGATAGGGTAGGTGATAACTTCTTTCCCTTCTTTCCATGTGGACAAGGCTTTAGCCTTGTTAACGCGGATAAACAGTTTACCTTTGACGTTGATTACTTCTTTTGTCATTGTTGCTAACCTCTTTTCTTTTGATGGTTACATACTATCATATCTTGTGTTGGTAGTCAACTTCAAATTACATTAAAATCGTACTCTTTCCATTTAGGAATACTAACTACTACATGATATTTTGTACTAAGGAATTTGTTTGTCCCTAAATACTTAAATGCAGTATCATGCCAGCTACCAAAACAAATATCATTCTTAAAACAAATGACATTTCCTGTACTAAGTTTTGTATCT